GTTTTGCACATCCTGTGGTAAATTTTTGTACTTTACCACTTCTTCTCACCCGTTCTTTGCCCTTATTCCACGCCTTTAAGGTGGTGGCTATGCCGTGTAGCCGACGCCGATACACACACTACACAGGCAAATATCCAAACTCTCTCCATATGCGTGGACTAGAGAAAGTTTACCTAACTGCGTGTGTCGCCTGTGTCGCTTTTGTGGCTTTTGTGGTTACTGGGGCGGTAGGGTTCGAACCTACAACCTCCTGGTTAACAGCCAGGCGCTCTGCCGGTTGAGCTACGCCCCACGATGTTTGGCAGTCCAATATCTAGATTATATATCTAACTAGATTGTTGTTTGAGATTACTAGGCTAGATTATCTAGCTTAGATTATCTAGCTTAGATTATATAGCTTATATTATCTATATAGATAATACGGAAAAATCTGCTCAGGATTTCCGTCCTGGAGAATGTAGATGGCTGTGGATGTAGCCGCGATTACGCAGCAGTTGAATTCTCTTTCATCAGGTAATCAGAAAGAGATCCTAACTCTTCTGAATGAACTATCTGATGCCAGAAGCAGGATCGGCGCTCAGAATGAGTTCCTGCTGTTCATTAGAAAAATGTGGCCCGCATTCATTGAGGGCAGTCATCACAAGGTTATGGCTGACGCCTTCAATCGTATTGCAGATGGGAGCCTGAAAAGGCTGATCATAAACATGCCCCCCCGTCATACGAAATCGGAATTCGCGTCTCATTTCTTCCCTGCGTGGTATCTCGGAAGATACCCCAACAGAAAAGTCATCCAGACGGCCCATACCGCAGAGTTGGCAGTGGGGTTTGGGCGGAAGGTTCGCAACCTCGTAGGATCGCATGGTTATCAAAAAGTATTTCCGGACGTATCGTTAAGTCTGGACTCTAAAGCTGCGGGTCGTTGGGACACGAATAAGCACGGAGAATATTTCGCGATCGGTGTAGGCGGTGCGGTCACGGGTAAGGGTGCCGATATTCTTATTGTGGACGATCCGCATTCGGAGCAGGAAGCTGCGCTCAACGATCCTTCCGTGTATGACCGCACGTATGAATGGTATACGTCCGGTCCCCGGCAGAGGCTCCAGCCTGGAGGTGCAATCTGTTTAGTGATGACCCGTTGGTCGAAAAAGGATTTGACTGGCAGTATTGTCAAAGCATCCATCGAACGTGGTGGCTCCGACGAGTGGGAGGTCATCGAATTCCCTGCAATTCTGCCCAGCGGGAAATCTCTATGGCCCGGATTCTGGCCGATAGAGCAGCTTGAGTCCCTGAAGGCGGAACTGCCCATATCCAAATGGAGCGCCCAGTACCAGCAGGATCCGTCTTCGGAAGAAGGCGCGATCATCAAGCGTGAATGGTGGCAGGAATGGACGGAAAAGGAGCCACCGAAATGCGACTTCGTGATCCAGTCGTGGGATACAGCATTCCTTGCGAAGGAAACTGCCGACTATAGCGCGTGTACGACCTGGGGCGTGTTTAACAATAAGAATGACGAAGCGAATATCATTTTGCTAGACGCGCTACAGGAACGCCTGGAGTTTCCGGATCTGAAAGCTCGCGCCCACGAGATGTGGAAAGAGTACAAGCCGGATTCATTTATCGTAGAAGCAAAAGCTGCGGGAAGCCCGCTAATATTTGAACTCAGGAGGATGGGGATCCCCGTAGGGGAATACACTCCGAGTCGGGGCAAGGATAAAATTGCCAGAGTAAATGCAGTTTCTGATATATTTTCTTCTGGGCTCGTGTGGGCGCCTAAAAAGAGATGGGCCGAAGCAGTTATTGAAGAATTCGCCGCATTTCCTGTCGGGGATCACGATGATCTTGTAGACTCATCCACCCAGGCACTGTTGCGATTTCGGCAGGGTGGTTTTATTTCGATTAAAAGCGACGAGCCCATGGAAGAGTTTTTTCCAGGCCGTAAAGCAGATTATTATTAACCCATGAATACTGAGTTAGTATGGCAATAACATATCGGGGTGAACGGTTTTCGGGCCACAACAAGCCCAAGCGTACTCCTAAAGCCAAGAAATCTCACGCTGTTCTTGCCAAAAAAGGGGACAAGGTCAAGCTTATCAGGTTTGGCCAGCAAGGTGTTAGCGGTGCTGGCAAAAAGACTGACCCGAAAAGTAAAGCTCGACGCGCAAGCTTTAAGGCTCGTCATAAAAGAAATATTGATAGGGGTCCAATGAGTGCTGCGTATTAGGCCGACAAGGTGAAGTGGTAAGCAGCTATGGACTGCCCGCGCTGCGCGTCGAAGAGTAGCGATGATGAAGAGTTCTGCTGGATGTGTGGATGGGAGTTCAACAAGGAATTCTCTGTCTGTGAGCAGTGCGGTCTTGGGGTGGAGGGCGACGAGGAGTGCGCCGTTTGCGGTTCCGGGCAGATTCTATTGGGCGATGACATCGCATGAATCTGAGGAGAGGGGTGGCTGTGGCCATGGGCAGCATAGCTGCGGCTAGGTTGAACGTGGGGCTTCTGATTGTGGCCGTGATCTTTTTCGGATTGATGGCTTTCTAATGGTGGCCCGGCTGAACGATGCCAGCGAAATCACGATTCCTCTCAGGAACCTACTCGCGCTTATCGCCGGTACAGCGATAGCTGTGATGGGTTATTTCAGGGTTGGCGAGCGATTGAGTGTTCTGGAGCGGAATGCAGAATTGTCTGGCGTTCAGATTGAAGCGAATTCTGAATTTAGAATCTTGTGGCCGCGTGGCGAGCTAGGAAGTTTACCGGCTGACGCCGAACAGTTTATGATGCTGGAGTTCCACCAGCTTGCGCTAGATGATATCCGTGCTGAACTTGATGGACGCTAATTCAATTGAATGAGCGATAAACTGGAGTAGGTTGATGGCAATAGATAAGCCGATGGATCCTATTTTTAATCAAGATGATTTTAATATGGGTTCACAGGGGTTCATGGTAGCCGAAGAGGAGATGTCTTCGGACGAGCCCATGCTCACGGAGACGGAAGACGGGGGGATGCTCGTCGATTTTGATCCGGAGGGACTTTCTTCAGGCACAGACGATTCGTCGTTTGAATCGAATCTTGCAGAATATGTCGAAGAGTCTGAATTAAATTCCGTTGGGTTGGACCTCATCGCCAAATTTAATTCCGACAAGAGCAGCAGGGGTGACTGGGAACAGACATATGAAGAGGGGTTGGATTATCTGGGATTGGAAATTGAGGACCGCACGACACCATGGGCCGGAGCATGTGGGGTGTTTCACCCCATGCTGTCGGAGGCAGTAGTTCGATTCCAGAGCCAAACCATTCAGGAGATCATGCCTGCACAGGGTCCCGTCAAAACACAGATTTGGGGCAAGTTTACCCCCGAAAGGGACAAGCAGGCGAAAAGAGTTCAGGAGTATCTCAACTACCAGCTTCTGGAGGTTATGACGGAGTACCGCTCCGAAACCGAGAAGTTGCTGTTCAGCCTCCCACTCGCGGGTTCGGCATTCCGTAAGATCTATTTCGATCCGTCGCTTGGCAGGCCCACCTCCATGTTTGTACCCGCCGAGGATTTCGTGGTCGCTTTCAATGAGGCCGATCTAGCACAGGCGGAACGTTATACCCATGTGATGAATCGCAGCACGAATCAGATAAAAAAGCTTCAGGTTAGCAACTTTTATCGTGATGTCGAACTCAAATCCTCTCATATCGAAAACAACGCGATTACCGATAAGTACATAGAAATTGGAGGTGTGCGGCCGTCGTGGGACAAGGATGAGCGCCATCAACTTCTAGAGATGCATGTTGATCTAGATTTGCCTGGCTTTGAAAGTCCTGACGGGATCGCACTTCCCTATGTAGTCACGATCGACAAAGGCAATCAGACGATTTTGTCGATCTATCGAAATTGGTCAGAGGATGATCCGCACAGAACCAAGAAGCAGCACTTCGTACATTATGGGTATGTGCCTGGTATAGGATTTTATAATCTTGGCTTGATCCACATGATCGGGGGACTCGCGAAATCGGCAACCAGCCTGCTGCGCCAGCTTGTTGACGCAGGAACTCTGTCCAACCTGCCTGGAGGGCTCAAAACCCGTGGACTCAGAATCAAGGGCGACGATACGCCAATCATGCCGGGGGAGTTCAGGGACGTTGATGTCCCTGGTGGTGTTATCCGTGACAACATCACCTTCCTTCCTTATAAGGAACCTTCTTCGGTCCTTTACCAGTTGCTGGGTAATATCGTGGAGGAAGGCCGACGCTTTGCGTCAATGGCTGATCTCAAAGTAGCTGACATGAGTCAGGATGCTCCGGTCGGAACCACGCTCGCGATTATGGAGCGGGCGATGAAGGTGCAATCTGCAATTCAGGCACGGATCCACGCGAGTCTCAGGCAGGAATACAAAATCCTGGCTACGATCATTCGTGACTATACGGATCCAGCATATCCGTATGAGACGGACGAGGGAGAAGATATCAAGGCAGAGGACTTTGATGATCGCGTTGATGTCGTTCCTGTATCGGATCCCAATGCGTCCAGCATGGCACAACGAATCATGCAGTATCAGGCCGCGCTGCAATTGGCAGCCCAGTCTCCTGATCTATATGATATGCCGCTTCTTCATAGGCAGATGATGGAGCTTATCGGTATTCCCAATGCCGACAAGGTTGTTCCCGACAAGGATGACGTACCCCCGAAAGATCCTGTCAGCGAGAATCAGGATATACTTACACAGGCTCCCGTTAAGGTATTCGAGTATCAGGATCATGACGCACATATGCGTGTTCATATGGCGCTTAAAAACGATCCGGATCTTGCCCAGCAGATACAGAATAGTCCGTATGGTCAGGCACTCAGCGGCGCCATGGACGCCCATATCCGTGAACACCTAGCGTTTATCTTCCGCAGACAGATCGAAGAGGAGCTTGGTGTCCCACTGCCGCCGACCAACGAGAAGTTGCCGGAAAATGTGGAAAGAAGATTGAGTAATCTTGTTGCCGATGCTGCCGATCAGATGTTGGGCAAGAAACAGCAGAAAGCCCAGGCAGAGCAGCAGGCCCAACAGCAGCAGGATCCAATCATCCAACAGCGGGAACGCGAAATCGCGATTCAGGAACAGGAAGTCCAGAGAAAGCAACAGGCCGACGCTGCCAAGCAGCAGCTTGAGCAGCAGAAGCTCACGTCTAGCCAGCAGCTTGAGCAGCAGAAGCTCGCGTCTAGCCAGCAACAGGATGCGGCAGAACTTGAGCTGGAACGTCAGAAGCTGGCGAGCAGGGAGCGCATGGAGGCTGCGGAACTGGCGCTGGATGAGCAGGAATTGATCATTAAGACCCAATCCGACCAGCAGGCGGCAGATGTAAAAACTCAGCTAGAAGGATTTAAGCTCGGTCGCGATCTAGCTAAAGAGACAGACGACGATAACAGAGGAAATGGGAGTAAGGGTGGTGGCTGAATCCATTTTGTCACTGCTCAAGAAGAAAATTAGGGGACAAATGGATGAATTATCTGACCATCTTGCGATAGGTGGCGTTAAGAACATAGAAGAGTATCGAAGGATCTGTGGTACGATAGAGGGATTAGCCTGGACAGAACGAGAGGTTATTGACATAGAGACAAAACTCAGGGAATCTTAACCATGGCAAAATCTATTATGTCCCTTGCGGAAGCTGCGATAGGCGAAATTCCAGATATCAAACCTAAAATTGAGGAGAATAGAGAAGATCCTAAGTTTGCGTCTCAGTTACCGGAGCCCAAGGGCTACAAACTGTTGATTGCACTCCCTAACGTTGATGAAATGACCGATGGGGGCATCATAAAATCAGAAGATTCGCGGCATGAAGAGTCCATTGCGACCGTTGTGGGCTGGGTTATGAGCATGGGGCCGGATTCTTACGCAAATTATTCCCGATTTCCCGGCGGGCCGTACTGCCAGGTGGGGGATTGGGTAATTTTTCGTGCGTTTAGCGGCACCAGAATCAAAATTCATGGCAAAGAATTCCGTTTAATCAACGATGATACCGTCGAAGCGGTCGTACAAGATCCCAGAGGGGTGGAAAGAGCATAATGTCTGACGAAACCGGCAGGATTAGTGAAGAAGACAAGTTTTTAGGCGTTAGAACTACCATCGACATTCCCAATACGGAAGAATTGAGCGTTGAGGTCGTGGATGATCGCCCAGATGAGGACCAGAGGGCTCCCGCAGCCGAAACATCGGAAGATGATGGTGTTGCGAACGACCAAGAGCTTGAACAATTGGGGAATCGTGCTCAAAAACGCATTAAAAAGCTGAAATGGGAGTATCACGAGGAGCGTAGGGCCAAGGAAGCCTCCGCCAAGCTTGCAAATGAGGCTATTAGCTACACGCAGGGCCTACAAACCGAAAATCAGCGTCTTGTGCAGCTTGTTCAGGACTCTCAGACGGCTTTAACGAGCCAGGCCAAGAGTCGTGCCAGTGCTACGCTCGTTCTTGCCGAAGAAGCCTTCAAAAGGGCGCACGAATCCGGCGATTCAACGCAAATTGCGAAAACACAGCAAGATCTAACTAACGCGCAGTTGGCCCGAGCCTACGCACCGGCTGTTTCGCAGAAAATTATTGATAATTGGAAGCGCAACGTACTTGCCGAAGATCAGGAGATGGCAAGCCAGGCTTCTCAGCAATATGTGCCAGAACCAATGCCAGAGCCCGACGCCAGGGCCGTATCTTGGCAGGGAACGAACGAATGGTTTGGTCAAGATAAGGAGATGACAAGCTTTGCATATGGTGTACATGAAAGATTAGTAGGAGAAGAGGGTATTGACCCAGATTCTGATGAGTATTATAAATTGATAGATGATCGTATGAAAGAAGTTTTTCCTACGCACTTCGGTAGCAGCCCGACGCAACCTAGTAACACCGTCGTTGTTGATGCCGCATCTCGCCGCAGGGCGAATCCCGTGGTTGCGCCAGCATCTAGAAGTAATGGTGCGCCATCGCATAAGGTTACGCTGACTCAAACCCAGGTTAAACTCGCGGGACGCCTGGGCATAACGCCACAACAATATGCGGCACAGCTAATCAAGGAGATGGCCTAATGGCTGACGAACGCGCCCCCAGGAAGCCCAGGAAGACAGAGACTCGTGAAAGTGAGGCTCGTGATATTCCATGGGAACCTGCATCAGTTCTTCCAGATCCCGACCCCCAGGACGGTTGGGTCTTCAGGTGGATACGAACATCTATGGTTGGCAGCCCCGACAATACGAATGTTTCTAAGAAATTTCGTGAAGGGTGGGAACCTGTCAAAGCTGAAGATCACCCAGAACTCCACATTATGAGCGATCATAAATCGGAGTGGGGGGGGAAGGGAGGAATTGAACTCGGCGGATTATTGCTCTGCAAACAACCCGAGGAAAGCGTGAATAAAAGACGTGAGTATTATGAGAGACACGCTGCCTCACAGATGCAAGCTGTCGATAACAGCTATATGCGGGAAAGTGATCCTCGGATGCCTGTTCTCGCGCCCGATCGTAAAACTCGTGTGACCTTCGGCGGTGGGAAACGCTGAGGCTACTTTACTAATAATAATGTAGGAATAAATATCATGGCTACTACAGCAGCACCGTATGGGGCCAGGCCGGTTGGAACACTAAGTTCCTCTGGCTCGTTTACAAGTAAAACTAGAAATCTTCCGATTATCACCACTTATAATACTCAGATTTCAAATGGTGATTTTGTTAAGGTTGCGGCGAATGGTACCATTGAGAAGGATGCTGGCACTACAGCCTTGACCGCAGTCGGGATCTTCCTGGGTTGCTCGTACACGGACCCCACGACCAGCCAGAAGACGTTTTCAAATTTGTGGCCTGCATCCAATGCGGCCACTGATGCGATGGCGTATGTGCTGGACGATCCTTTTGTTCTTTTTCAGATACAGGCCGATGAGGCCCTTAACACCACAGATCGCGGACTCAATGCATCCGTTGTTGTGACAGCCGGTAGTTCAAGTATCGGTAAGTCCAAGAGCGCGCTTGACGGCAGCACCCCAGCAACAACGAACACGCTGCCTCTTCGCATTATTGATTTCGTTGATGGTCCAAAAAGCTTGCCGCCGAAGGGCACTACGGCAAGTGATGCATATCCAGATGTAATTGTGAAGTTTAACGCTGCTTCTAGCGGGTCAGCTTCTAACCATTCCTATTTGAACGCCACGGGCGTATAGGGGATTGACCAATGGCTATTTCACGCGCACAACTTCTCAAGGAGCTTCTTCCCGGACTGAATGCACTCTTTGGAATGGAGTATGCACGCTATGACGATGAGCATACCGAAATCTATGAGACGGAAAGTTCGGATCGTTCTTTTGAAGAAGAAGTAAAGCTTTCGGGCTTTGACGCGGCACCTGTGAAGGATGAGGGTGACGCGATTTCGTATGACGCCGCACAAGAATCGTTCGTGGCGCGGTACAACCACGAAACGATTGCCATGGGCTTCGCCATCACGGAAGAGGCCATGGAGGATAATCTTTATGATTCTCTGTCGGCTCGTTACACAAAGTCTTTGGCTCGCGCCATGGCCCACACCAAGCAGGTGAAGGCCGTGTTCCCGTTAAACAATGGGTTCACCGCTGCCTATCAGGGCGGCGATGGTGTAAATCTGTTCACGGCATCAGGCGATGGCGTTACTGGTGGTGACGGTCACCCGCTCGTTTCGGGTGGTAAGAACTCTAACCGTCCAGCTACCGCTGCTGACCTCAATGAGACTTCCCTTGAGGCTGCCGTAATTCAGATTGGTAAATGGACGGATGAGCGTGGTCTATTGATCGCTGCTCGTCC